AGCCATTCGGCAACGAGGAAGAGGGCCGCAGCCAAGTCGTCAGCATGGACGTACGGGATACCGTACAGGCGATCATGCCGTCACTGATGCGCGTGTTCCACGGGTCCGACGAGAGCGTGTCATATATTCCGACTGGTCCCGAGGATGTCGAGAACGCGCAGCAGGCAACAGACTACGCAAATTTTGTGATGAACCGCGACAACAACGGCTTTCTTGTCATGCACAGCGCGTTCAAGGATGCACTGATCCGCAAGGTCGGCATCATCAAGTGCTTCTGGGAGGACAAGACCGAAGTCGAGACTTTCCACATGACTGGCCTCGACGACGCGGCTTTGGCTGCAATTGCCGCCGACCCAGCCGCTGAGATCACCGTGCAGTCGTCCGAGACTGTCGGCGAGCCCCAGATCGACCCCATGACCGGCGAGTTTATCATGCCACCCATGGTGCACGACGTCACAGTCGAATATGTGCGCCCAGACGGCCGCGTGCAGATCGAGGCAGTTCCGCCGGAAGAGTTTCTTATCTCCCGTGAGGCCAAGTCGATCTCAGAGGCGTCATACGTCGGCCACCGCCGCATCATCACAGTCTCCGAGCTGGTGTCGATGGGCTACGCCGAAGAAGACGTTGAAAATCTGGCGTCGGCCCACGACGACATGAACACGAACGTCGAGCGCCGCACACGCAACCCGGCCTTGACCAACGAGATGAATGCGCGCAACGACGACGCAATGCGCAAGGTGGCCTACACAGAAAGCTACATCCGCGTGGACTACGACGGCGACGGCGTTGCTGAATTGCGCAAGGTCTGCACCGCTGGCGACGGAAACAAGGTTCTGCGCAACGAGGCGATCGACATGGCGCCGTTCTGCTCATTCTGCCCAGAGCCAGAGGCGCACGACTTCTTCGGGTTATCCGTTGCAGACGTGGTCATGGACATTCAGCGCATCAAGTCAAACGTCATGCGCAACACGCTCGACAGCTTGGCGATGTCGATCCACCCGCGTATTGCTGTGACCGAGGGCATGGTCAACTTGGATGACGCAATGTCGACAGAAGTGGGCTCGATCATTCGCCAGCGTTCCGCAGGCCAGATCCAAGTCTTATCGATGCCATTCGTCGGCCAGCAGGCGTTCCCAGTCCTGCAATACATGGACGAGGTCAAGGAGGCCCGCACAGGCGTTTCTAAGGCGTCTATGGGTTTAGATGCAGCAGCACTCCAGAGCAGCACTGCCGGCGCTGTAAACGCCACTGTGGCGGCCGCACAGCAGCACATAGAGTTGATCGCCCGGATCTTTGCCGAGACCGGCATGAAAGACTTATTCAAGATCATCTTGAAGCTAATCACCACGCACCAAGACCAGCCGCGCATGGTTCGCCTGCGCAATAAGTTCGTGCAGATCGACCCACGCGCTTGGGATGGGGCGATGGACGTCTCAGTGAATGTGGCTCTCGGCCGCGGCACTGACACTGAGCGCATGATGATGATGCGTCAAATTGGTGAGATGCAGAAAGAGGCTCTGGCCACAATGGGCCAAGTCAACCCGCTGACCGACATTTCCAAGCTGTCAAACACGCTCAAGTCTATGACAGAGCTGGCGGGCTTCAAAGACACGTCGCAGTTCTGGAACGATCCGGCTGACTTCCGTCCGCCGCCACCAGACAACAAGCCAGACATCAACGAGCAGCTCATCCAAGTGCAGATCCAACAGATCCAAGCGGACATGCAGAAGAAGGCGGCCGAGCTACAGCTCAAGCGCGAGAATATGGTCATGGAAGACGACCGCAAGCGCGACGAGCTGGAGGCCGAGCTGTTCGTGAAGGCGGAAGAGTTGCAGGCGAAGTATGGCACGCAGCTTAACGTCGAAAAGATCCGCTCCGAGCTGGCAATCAATCGCGAGATCATGCGAGGTCAGGTTGACGTGATTAAGGAGGCCGCGCGTGAAGAGTAAGCAGCAAATCATCGACGACGGCCGTCAGGCTGAGCGTCTTCTAGGTGACACCGATCTCAACCGCTTCATGGACGAGATCGAACAGAATTGTTGGGCGGAGTTTAAGTCGACTGCGCCCAGCGACAAGGACAGCCGGGAGGCTGTTTACATGCAACTGCGTGGCGTTGAAATGGTTCGCCAGACGCTGCGCGCAATGGTGGATAATGGGTCTATTGAGAAAAAGAGAAAATAGGCCTATAATAGGAGATAAGCTATGGCAGATAACAACACCCCGCAAGGGATTGGGTTGTCAGAAGCACAAAATGCAATCAGCGCCATGATGGCACCCTCGCAAGAGGACAATGCTCCAGAGGCTGATGCGCTACAGGTCGAAGACACAGAATATGTGGAAGAGGCCGAAATGTCGGATGACGCAGGCGAAGAGCAATCTTTTGACGCAGAGGCCGACGATCTTGAAGGCGAGGAAATCGAGGACGAGGACCAAGACCAATCTCAAGAAGGCGACATCCTCGCGGCTACGGTCGAAGTGGATGGCGAGGAGATCACGGTCGAGGAAGCCCGAAACGGTTATCTGAGGCAGAGAGATTACACCCGCAAGACGCAGGCGCTGGCTGAGAAGACGAAAGAGGTCTCCGCAGTTCAGTCTGAGTTGGACCGGGAACGTGCACAGTATGCTGAGCTGTTACCGCAAATTGCGGAGCAGTTGAAGCAATCGGTAGAGGCCGAGCCAGACTGGGATACTCTGTATGACACGGACCCCGCTTTGGCCGCGAAGGCTGAACGGCAATGGCGGAAACAGTTAGAGCAGAAGCAAATGCAGATGCAGGCTGTGACGCAAGAGCAGGCGCGATTGAACGAGTTGCAACAACAAAGAATGCAACAAGCGAAGGCGCAGTTCGTGGAGCAGCAGCGGGAAATACTCCCCGACCTAATCCCCGAATGGAGAGACGCAAAAGTGGCAGCAGAAGAAGCTGGCCAAATTCGCGACTTTCTTCTGACATCCGGCTTTGCGGAGCAGGACATTGACGAAATGAACAGCGCGATGGTCGTTAAAATGGCCAGACTGGCAATGTTACAGTCGCGTGGAGCAACTCGAGCTGACAAGGCAAAGGCCAAGCCTAAGCCAGCGAAGAGCGGCAAAACGCTACGGGCAGGGTCACGCGGCACGCAACCGAAACCGAAGAGTGGTGCACGACAAGCGCAACAGCGCGTACAGCAAACCGGCCGCGTGCGTGACGCAGCGGCTGCCATCAAAGCCTTATTGTAGGAGAATACACAATGGCTATCGTAGGTAACACCTTCACCTCGTTCGACGCGAAAGGTATTCGCGAAGAATTATCCAACATAATCAGCAACATAAGTCCAGAGGACGTGCCTCTGCAATCCAACATCGGCTCCGACAATGTATCTAACACATACTTTGAGTGGCAGACTGATGAGCTTGCAAGCGCTCAGAACGTGCCAGTCATTGACGGCGATGATGTTTCTTCTTTTGATTCAACAGCTTCCACCTCTCGCGTCGGCAACTACACACAGATTGCTCGCCGCACAATGATCATTGCGGACAACTTGGGTGACCAGACCCTTGCTGGCCGAAACGACGAGGTCAGCTACCAACTTGCAAAACGGGGATCCGAGCTGAAGCGCGATTTAGAGCTGATTTTGACTGCCAACGCAGCCAAAGTTGCTGGCAACTCAAGCACAGCCCGCGTCACTGCCGGTCTCGGCGCATGGATCGCGACCAACACCAGCAAAGCTGGTGACGGAACAGACCCAACCGCAGTAGACGGTTCCGACGCCCGCGGCGACGGCACGCAGCGCGACTTGACCGAAGCAATGGTCAAAGACGTGATGCAGCAGGCGTTCACCGAAGGTGGTCAGCCATCTGTGCTGATGGTCGGTCCTTACAACAAGACTGTTGTATCTGGCTTCGCCGGTATCGCCGCACAGCGCTACCAAGCACCGTCAGATGGCCCAACAACCATCATCGGCGCCGCTGACGTCTATCTGTCAGACTTCGGCACACTGTCAGTGGTTCCAAACCGCTTCCAGCGTGAGCGTGACGCATTCTTGCTCGATCCAGAGTACGCGTCCGTCAGCTACCTACGCCCGATCCAAGCAGTAGATCTTGCTCGCACCGGCGACGCCGAGAAAAAAATGATAATTTGCGAGGCCGGCCTCCGGGTATCCCAACAAAAGGCTCACGGCGGCGTTTTCGACCTGAACGTAAGCTAACATTGGTGGGGCGGCTTCGGTCGCCCCAACTACTTCTGGAGTGGGCAATGAAAAAACTTTTTAGCGAAGACAAACTGACCGGGATCAAGAAGTTCTGGCATGTGACCGACAAGGGCGAATATGTGCTCGAGACAGTCCAGCAAATGGACGCTATTCTGGACCAGAACAAGCGCGAGTTTAACAGCGCGGACGAGCGGTGGGGCGAGAAATTAAACAAGGTGGCAACTCTGCCACTTTCGGTGTATTATCAGCTCAAACGTGAGGGCATCGCAGATGACCCTAAGCGATTGGCGAAATGGATGAACGACCCAGACAATCGGGCGTTTAGGACGAGAGGCGGTAGACTGTGAGCATCACAAATTATGCTGAGTTGAAGTCAGCAATTGGCGACTTCCTAAACCGCGATGATCTGACCGCAGTTATCCCGACTTTTATCTCTTTGGGAGAGGCGCGGATTGCTCGCGACTTGAACCATTGGAAACAGGAAAAGCGCGTCACTACAGACATCGACGAGCGCTATGAGGATCTGCCGAATGACTGGATCAGCATAATTCAAGTGCAGCACACCGACGGCGGTGTGATTTCGTCTGCGTCATCGTCCGAGATGGCAGACTACCGCGCGCAGAGCAACACCCCGGCGAAACCTCGCTACTGGCGATTGACCGCCAACGAGATGGAGTTCTACCCGATCCCCGACGCAACGTACAACATCACCATGCTGTATCGTGCACGCATCCCAGCCCTGACCGACGCAGACCCATCAAATTGGCTGCTGACTTACTCGCCAGACGTCGTCTTATACGCCGCCCTAATGCAGTCCGCGCCATATCTGGCTGACGATGCGCGGGTGGCGGTCTGGGGTAGTATGTACCAGTCCGGCGTCGAAGCCCTAAACAACGAAAGCGCTCAAGCCCAAGTAAGCGGCCCGCTTAGCATGAGGATCCCACGCTAATGACAGACAATACTTGGACCCAGCGAGCTGGCATGACCAGCGATACGGATACTGACAATCTGGAGACATACGCCGAGCAGGCCGAAGCATCAAAAGTCGCCGCGGCCGCCTCCGAGACGGCAGCCGCCGGCAGCGCGTCCAGCGCGTCCGCCAGCTCGGCGACAGCGACCACCAAGGCCGCCGAAAGCGCGTCGTCAGCCACACAATCCGCGTCCAGCGCCACTGCGTCCGCAGCCTCAGCCACACAATCCGCGTCTTCGGCCACCGCATCCGCCGGGTCAGCCGCCACTTCTGGGGCCGCGCAAACCGCAGCGGAAACCGCGAAGACTGGGGCTGAGACTGCTCAGGCCGCAGCAGAGACAGCCAAGACTGCGGCTGAGACTGCCGAAACCAACACGGCCACCAGCGAAGCTGCTTCATTAGTCTCAAAGAACGCTGCGGCCACTAGCGCCTCTACAGCCTCCACAGAGGCATCAAATAGCGCTAGTAGCGCCACCGCAGCGGAAGTATCAAACGTGGCCGCTGGCGTTGCTAAGGTTGCTGCTGAAACCGCAGAGACCAATGCCGAAACAGCGCAGGCCGCAAGCGAAACAGCAAAGACTGCTTCTGAAGCTGCAAAAGTGGCAGCGGAAACCGCTGAGACTAACGCATCAACAAGTGCGTCCACAGCTACAACGCAGGCAGGCATTGCAACAACCAAGGCTGGCGAGGCGGCAGCATCCGCAACTGCAAGCGCAAACTCCGCCACGGCATCTGAGGCCGCAAAGGATGCGGCGCTTGCTGCTCTGGATAACTTTGATGACAGGTATTTGGGTGCTAAGGCGTCCGATCCTACAGTAGACAATGACGGTAACCCGTTGATATCAGGCTCTTTATATTTTAATACTACAGACGATGTTATGAAAGTTTATGAGGGAAGCCAGTGGGTTGCTGCTTACGCTTCACTGTCTGGCGCTTTGCTTGTTGCTAACAACCTGTCTGATTTGGCCTCTGCTTCTGCTGGCCGCATAAACCTCGGACTTGGAACAGCAGCCACTACAGCCTCGACTGACTATGCCACAGCAGCGCAAGGCGCACTCGCTGCCTCAGCTACACAGCCGGGTGACTTGGCTACAGTAGCGACATCCGGTGCTTATAGCGACCTGTCTGGCACTCCAAGCCCATTTGACCCCAGCACGTTAGCGACAGTAGCGACCTCTGGCGCTTACAGTGATCTGTCTGGCAAGCCAACTCTTGGCACTGCGGCTTCTACGGCAAGCACAGATTATGCCACAGCGGCCCAAGGCGCACTCGCTGCTTCAGCTACACAGCCGGGTGACTTAGGAACAGCAGCCACCGCTGCCGCCACAGACTTTGTTGCGGTCACTGGCGACAGCATGACGGGTAATCTGGATATCACTGGGACTTTGACCAGCGATGGGCTGACTGTGGAAGGCAATTCATCTGTATCTAAGAATATGACCAATGGTTCGTCAGCCGCATTTACTGACCCACATCTTGCTCTAAAGGCAACTAACTCAGTAGACACTACTGGTTTTGTGGGAATGAGTTTTGCAACAAGTGATAATACAAATTATGGGTTTTCTTTAGGTGCAGTTCGTTCAAGTGGTGGTGTAGGTGACTTAGTTTTTAGAAACCATTATAACTCTGCACAAGGAACTAAAAAATTAACCATAGCTACAAACGGCGATATCAGCTTTTTTGAGGACACAGGCACCACGCCAAAGTTTTTCTGGGACAGTAGTGCTGAGGCGCTGGGGATTGGCACAACCTCAACAGGTGGTGAAACATTCGTAGTTGAAAAGTCATCAGGCACTCCAACAATTCGCATTAATGCTCCATCTGGAAGTCAAGCACAATTGAAACTACAGGCCGATGGCACTGTTACAGATACGCAGATGATCCACGCTAATACAGACGCATCTCTTGGCTTTAGTCGTTGGAATGGTGCTGCATATCAGGAACATATGCGCATCACATCGTCAGGGGTCGTTGGTATTGGGGTTTCTGATCCATCTACTTGGTCTTTAGGCAAAGCATTACATATTGGCGTTAAGGAAAACAACTTGTGGGGTGAGGCTGACTACGCTTTCCACATGAACCAAAACGCTTACTATAATGGTGGCTGGAAGTATTCACACACAGATGAAGCTACTCAGTACACTCAAGCAGACGGCCAGCACATTTGGAGTTATGCTGGTTCTGGTTCTGCTAATGCTGCCCTTTCTTGGTCAGAAGCCGCTAGGCTGGATGCGAGTGGGAATTTTCTGGTGGGTAAGTCGAGTGCATCTAGCACTACAGCAGGCTTCCAAGCGTCACAGGATGGGCAAACCGCTATAAACCGCAGCGGAACAGCGTTGCAGGTTGGAAGGCTATCCTCTGACGGCACTATTGCAGAGTTCCGCAAAAACGGCACCGCTGTGGGCAAGATAAGTGTTGCTGACAGTGATAATGTCGGATTTTTAAGCACAGTATCAAACCACGGCGGCATCATTTGTGGGACAGCATCTATTGTACCCGCTCTTTCTGGTACTTACTCAAACGGTGCTACCGACATTGGTACTGGTACATCCAAATGGCGTGACCTCTACCTCTCTGGCACTGCCAACGCAGCCAACTTCAACACCACATCAGACGCCACACTCAAGACCAACGTAGAGACACTCAGCGGCTCTCTGGACGCCGTTACGTCCCTGCGTGGTGTCTCATTCGATTGGCTAGAGAACGGCGGCTCAGAGATAGGTGTCATTGCTCAGGAGGTAGAAGCTGTACTGCCGGATGTGGTCAGCACAAATGACGAGGGCATCAAGTCGGTGAAGTATGGCAACATGGTCGCCGTGCTTATCGAAGCAATCAAAGAACAACAGCTTCGCATTGAAGCATTAGAAGCTAAACTAGGAGAATAACCATGGCTGTAACTTACACATGGACTATCGCAGAACTTGAGCGCAACACAGCAGATGGTGGCGTAACAGTAGCGCACTGGCGGTGCGAGGGTGTTGATGGGGAGGCCACAGCTTCCTCATACGGGACAACCTCATGGACACCGGACGCATCTGCCTCTGACTTCGTTGCATTTGCTGACTTAACTCAAGACGCTGTGCTTGCTTGGGTCTGGAACACTGTGGTTCGTGCTGACATCGAACAGGCGATTGCAGATAAGATCAACGCTGAGTTGAACCCGACTACGACTGCCGGGGTTCCTTGGTAATCTAAACGCTAATAGTGGAAGGACACGAAGATGGCGATTAAGGTGAACGGCACGACCGTTATTAATGACAGCAGGGCTTTGCAGAATGTTGCGTCTGTTGATGCTGCCACTAAAACCGCGTTTGGTAACGCTGGATTTGCAACAGAAAGCCCCCCTGAACCCGGGCCAAATTGGGATCCATCTGCTACTGCTCAAGCTACATTTACATCTTCTGGGACTTGGACAAAACCCGGATCTATAGGGGATAACGACTGGGTGGTTTTTTACCTAAATGGCGGTGGCGGCGGCGGGTCTTTTGACAGCACTTGGGGGGCAGGTGCCGATGGGGGGGGTGCTGTTGTTGCTGCCGCATTAGGTAAGAATATACCATCTTCAATAACTTTCACTGTTGGCGCGGCAGGTTCAAAAGGTACTAGTGACGGCGCTGCCGGTACTGATGGTGGAGATACCAGTTTCACAGCGAATAGCCAAACCTTTACCGCAGAAGGCGGCTTAGGTGGCAATGGCGCGGGTGGTAGCCCAAGGCCCACACCAGATGGATCATACAATGTTCCTTTTAATGGGATATTAGGGGGCTCTGTAATTGCTGGCACACCATCGAACACCTCTGGCGGCGGCGGTAGTTCCTATGGCGACCCTCAAAACAGCGTATACGGTGGCGGCTCTGGGGGTGGAGATTTTTCCAGCGGCAGAGTGGGCGGTACATCCGTTTATGCTGGCAATGGTGGCAATTCCGCTAAAAAGGGTGCGCCGTTTAATGGAGTAACCCCCAGTGGCGGCGGAGGGGGGTCAAATGCAGGAGCTTCTACAACAGGAAACGGCGGCGCTGGGCAGGTAAGGATCTTCTACGGCAACTAAAGGAATAATTACATGACTAAAACTTTTTTTCACCGCGAAACAAACAACCCTTGTATCTTTGATGACGATGCAAGCATCGAAGATTGGCCCGACTTTCAAGAGTTTCCACTCCCAAAAGAAGTGACGCGGGCAGACGTTATAATGACTAGAAATCATGCTTTAAAGGTTTCTGATTGGATGGCGGTTTCTGATCGCACCATGACGCAAGAGCAGATAGATTATCGGCAGGCTCTTCGTGATATTACCTCTCAAACTGCCTTTACTGAAGGGCGTTACAACGATATTCAGTGGCCTACAAAGCCTATTGATCCGGGGTTGGGTTGATGCTTAAAAAGGCAACAGTGATAGGGCGTGGGACAGCAGGTACGATGGCGTATTTAAAAATGCTCCAACTGCGGTTTGTCACTGATGGGGTCTTGGAAATAAACTGGTACTACGACAGTTCCACTAAAGCTATGGCTGTAGGTGAGGGAACAACACCCAGATTTCCAAACACCCTTATGGGTGTACAGGGTCTATCTATGGGCACCGACATGCACAAGCTAGATGCTAGACCCAAGATAGGTATTGAGTACGAGAACTGGGGTAAGTCGGACTTCGTTCATCCCTTCAACATGGGTCACCATGGCATTCACTTTAACGCTTCAAAGTTCCAACAGTATGTCTTTAAAAACTGCACGGACGAATCTGATGTTACACTGATAGACGCTAATGTCTCTCATGATGATATTGATAGTGATGTAATCATTGACTGCACTGGTGCCCCAAAGACCTTTGAAGACTATGACATCCCAAAATACATCCCAGTAAATGCTGTGCATGTCACGCAGTGTTCTTGGCCTGACAAGCCGAAAAGTCTGTACACTAAGACAATAGCGCGTCCTTGGGGTTGGGTGTTTGTCATACCCTTGCTGACTAGGTGTAGTGTTGGGTATCTTTACAACCATGAGATAGCCTCTTTGGATCAGGTTAAGGCAGATGTTGAGAACGTGTTTGATGAGTTGGATGTAGTTCCGACAGACACTACAAACAGCTTTCACTTTAACAACTATGTTCGTAAAAAACTCATTGATGGTCGTGTTGCTTACGCTGGAAACTCTGGTTTTTTCTTGGAGCCAATGGAAGCTACAACGCTCGATTGTGTTGACAGGGTATTAAGCTGCATTAATGACAACTTATTGCAGGAGGCGTGGAACCCTTTTTTGCAGGCGCTGTTCACCGAAGTAGAGTATTTCATAATGATGCACTATGCTGCTGGCAGTAAGTGGCGCAGCGAGTTTTGGGATTTTGCCACAGAGCGTGGCAGGATGGCGATGGAAGAGGCCATGGCTCAACCATTCTTTAATGACCTATATACTAAGGGGAGGCCATCCGCAGACACGGCGTACAGACCTTACTTCGGCGCAGAAAGCTACAAGTTGAACTTAGAAGGTCTTGGTTTAGAGTGTAGTGTGACGCCGGATTGGCATCACACTCAAAATGAGTGTATAATGGCCCAAGCGGCGGAGTGACAGAGGACTGACAAAATGGCGACTACCACAAATTACAGCTTCACGCTGCCGACGGTTGGGGGCAGTGAGGACCAGTGGGGCACGGACTTAAACAACAACTGGACCAGCATTGACACGTTGCTCGGCGGGGCAAGCGCCACAGAGTTTGCAATATTAGACGGCGCAACAGTGTCAACCGCAGAGCTTAATAAGCTGGACGGGGTGACCGCAACGACATCCGAAATAAACATTTTGAGTGGAGTGACGGCGACAACAGCTGAGATCAACTACTGCGACGGCGTAACCTCCGCCATTCAGACGCAGATAGACGCCAAGGCGCCTATTGCCAGTCCGACATTCACTGGGGCTGTTGGCCTCGGGGGGTGGACGATAGCGCAAAGCGG